TGATATAGACCGTGTAAAGTCTATATCTGTTCCGAATACTGCCGCCTGCGCTGAACCTTTCCCCGGTGATAAATTGGCATAAAAAGAAACCGGCGGACTATACCCTGCCGTATAATCCCCGGTCTCGTCTCCATTTTCATCCACAATAGGAATCTTGTCTCGGTACAATGCGTACCAGAGCTGTCGTTGGTTTTTCTTTAATGAACGCATATTACTCCCTTAAAAATACTTCAAAATCACATCTTGTAATACTGAAGCATACCCACATAAATTTTCATAAGAACTCTTGTTTTTCGTTTTTAGGGCCAATAATTCCGATGATGAAACATCAGGATGTTTTGTTTTTTCAAGATTTGCAATAGTACTTTTATCTGTACGATATTGTTTAAGGTCATCCTTTAGATTTTTTAAGCACTGTCCACATTCATCAGAAAATTTTTTGTTCTGATCATCTAATCCAAATCTCTCTTCATAAGCCAATTCATCGTCTAATTCATGCTCAATATCAGATAAGTACTGCATACGCTGTTCATCATCATCACAATTTTTCATTAACACAAGCATATTTCGTATACACCTAATTCTCCTTTTTAAATTACGAATATACGCAACGCCTTCTCTCTTGTCATCCTGTTTGCGATAATACTTTGTTACCAACCATCCACTAAACCCTCCAGACAGACCTCCTGTCACCAATCCAATGATAAGATCATATATTATTGAACACATCTCCTTCACTCTCCTTTCACCGCTATTATACGATAAAAGAGAATAATTTTAAACGAGATTTTACGCTCTTCCCACCACCAATACCGAACGCACCCTGCGGTTCTCACCACGCACAATCTTCTTTGACTAATCCTATGACTAATCAATGACTAGCCTAAGACTAAATTGCGGCTTTACCCTGCCGCCGGGAGATATTGGATCACCGAACCTTTCTTTTCAGAATCCTGCCCATGCAAAAACTCCTTTCAGACAATCCTCTCTGTCTTTCCATGTCCTCGATGTTCCATTTGATGAATGGGCGCTCTGCCCTTCTGCTCCAATCTGGTTATAATCGTATAGAGCCAGTCCACGGATATTCGAGTAAAGTACACCAAGGTCTTTCTGAATGTCCTCCTCGGTGAAGTGCGACGGATAACTCCGCCGGTTCCTCACCTCCCGGACAGCATTTTTCACTTTCACAAGCATAGCCGACTTATCATTCTCTTTTGTTAGATTCAGTTCAGACACCAAATCCGCATATACTTCACCCTGAATATCCATGATCTATCACTCCTATGAATCTTTCGCTGTTACCGTGGCAATTCCGGCTTTCACAGCTCCGTATGATTCATCACACTCTACGATCAGAATCTTCTTGCCTGTTTCTGCTGTGATTTCATCTTCGCCGTTCCATGCACTGTACATCCGTACGTTTGCTCCGTATTCCGGAATGGTCACATTGTTTCCTACCTTATAGCGGTAAGAATTTCCTTCCGTAAGTTCCGGATCAACAGTGATTGCTGTTTTTCCCATTTCTGAAGCACTTGCACCACTTGTTACATCCAGTTCTCCGATTTCACCATCTGTAGCATCATCTACAGTTCCTGTTTCCAGAAGGTACACAGAATCCATTCTTTCATAAGACGGAAGAAGTGTTTCCGCAACAACCGTCATTGTCTGCATAGTGGAATCATATGTAGTAACTACTGCGACAGCCACACCAGACGGAAGAATCGTCACATCAATATCCTTCGCTTCCATCTTCGCCAGTTCTTCCGGAGTCATACCAAACCATGTGTTTCCGAGATTTCCTTCAGGTACAAATGTCACAAATCCATCTGGCACAAACGGATGTGTAACCCCTGCTTCATCCTTGTATTTTTTCTTGTATACAACAACTTCCACACCCGGATGCAGGTCGGAAATCAGGTTCTTCACAAGCTGGCTTGTCATATAAACATTTGCAGTTGGATTCTGCGCAAGAATCGCCTGCTGTACCTGCTTGCAGTTCTTCAGAAGCGTAAGCTCTGCCTGGGACATTACCAGGTATTTAATCGGCTCATTTGCATCCTCGATGATTTTCGCAATATCATCAAGAGGTTTCGCCGTCTCTGGATTCGCCCACAGTCTTGTCCCACTCAAAACCTTTCTGTTGTTCTTCGCCCACTGACCATCAGCATCATAATTATACTGATACACCACTCCATCACTGGAAATGTAGATAGATGGGCCGTCAGCCTCTGGGAACAGGAGCTGCATCCTCATTCTTTCAGGAACAACATTTGCACCATCCACCAGTGTCTTTGTGTCATTGAAAATATTGTTGACAACATCTTTCACAAACGGAGATGTCATGTCAGACAGCTTCGCCAGCTCGATTCTGTCATGTTCGGAAACAACCATTGCTTCACGGAAGAACGCCATTTCCTGTTTGTTGATGCCGAATCCTTTTCTTGCCCGGATAGTAGCCTTCGCATCAAAGTTACTCGGAGCAAGAGACACCGGCAGCCCATTCGCTGTTTTAATCCATTTTAGATCAATAGATGTCTTTCTTTTGTTCGGCCAGAACGCCAGACCAAGATCTGGAATGCTGTTACTCTTGTCATTTTTCGTATATACGGCAATGGCCGCTGAATCATATACTTCGTTCAGGTTAATCATCGTTTCTTTACCTCCCTTATTCAAACACGATCATAGGAAGTGCTGTTTTTGCCGCATCGGCAATAGCCGTTCCGTAATGTTTCGTAATCACATCATTGCGGACATATGCTTTTTTCAGGATTGTCCCCTGCGGTCTTGTCTGTGGCACGTCGTGAAGCAGGATTCCGATACAATTCTTATCGTTCTTAATCACTCCACCTGCACCAATCGGCGCCCCTGCCTTGCAAACACCATCCCTAAATGCTGTAGAATCAAGTGTAATCGGAATCGCTTCAAATCCCGGTCGTTTCAGTATATTCACCTCATCCGCCACTGTAATATTTTCGTTACCCATAGCCTGAATAGCCATAATCTCATACCTCCTACTTGTAATTTCCGATAATGTCCTCTGCGCTTTCCGCATCAGATCCTTTATCTTTTACCAAAGACTCCGCAAATTTCTCTGCGTCTGTCTTGTCATCAGCTCCCCCGCCACCGCCAGAACCTCCCGGCGTATTTGTTCCATCCATAAGCTCTTCCTTGGTTTTCTGGACTGCTGATTCTTTCTGTTTTGTAATCAGATTTGCAAGGTTTGTTGCCATTGACTTTGTTGTATCTGCATCATCAGACACAATGCCGTCAATCAAATCCTTGTAATCCTCCTCTGCCAGTCCTGCGGCTACGAGAATTTTTTCTGCATCCAGTCTATTTGTTTTTTTCGCAAAGTCGGCTTTTGCATCCTCCGCTTCTCTTAAGGCTTTCTGCACTTTCTCTTCGTCTGTCAAACCGGCTTCTTCTAACTTGTCATACTCTTTAGCCTTACGAACCAGTTCATCATAATCTGCTTTTTTCGGCACCTTATCTTTCCATGCCTTCACATCATTCCCGTTGATATTCAGAATCGCCGTAATCTGCTCTTCCGTAGCATCCGGAAAGCTCTTTTTGATATCTTCTCTTGTCATTTCGATTTCTCCTTTTCTTTCAGAACATACACTTTTTTAACACGGTGCGCTCCGTATAGTTCCTGTCCTCTTACGCTCGAACTTGCAAAATAAAAAGACAGTTACACTCCAAACGTGACACCGCTTGAAGTCTTTCTGTCTTTCAGATAACTTGGTTTTCTTGGTTTCTTTTCTTTCGCTGGGTCATCCCGACTCCTCTGTGATTTCACAGTGTTTGTTTTATGAATCATCTCTAAACTCCCTTCAGCCAGCACCGGCAGCCAATATGTGGTCTGCGTGGCACATTGCCTATCTCGAATACTCTTCCATTCAAGTCAGCGCATTCAGCACACACCTTGTCATCCTGTGCCGTTACCCATTGGACTCGCTTCACGCCGGAATCTTGCAATTCCCTAAGAAAAATCGTCCTCTCCATATCTACTGCAAATTCTTCTACCTGCATATTCCAGTTTCGGACATTCTTTTTCTGCTGAACCAGAATTTCCGGGTCTGACAAATCTCCAATGGACAAAATTGTTTCAAAGTACCGAGATTGTTTACGTTCCATCTCTGATGAGAAAGCATACAGAAGTGTTCTGCTGTATGTCGCCAGCAGTTCATCCAGATCATACTTATCAGCTTCAAATCCGTTCTGTTCTGCCAGATATTCAATCAGACCAGAGTAGAACTTATCGCTCTGCCGCTTCAATTTCTTGAAAAGGCTTTCTGTTTCCGTCTTAACGCTCATCACATTAAGCTCATCGAATTTCAACACAGTCAGCCTGAAATTGTTGAACGCCGCCTGTGTTTGCTTCTTCACCTTTTCTATATTTTCGCCTATGTACTCATACATCCACTATTCCTCGCCGTCTCCGCCATCATACGACCACTTCTGAAAACTTGGGTTTTTTGAAGCGTCAACCTTTCCCATACCAGATTTTTCTCCGGCTTCTTCCGGGGAGAACCCGGCATTGAGGTACTTCACGAACAGTTCTGCTTGCTTTGTCTGCGTTTCTAGGTCATCCTCCGAAACCTTATACTTGGCATCCAGATACGGCTTAGATTCCAGATAAACTTTTTCCGGGTCGCTCCAGAGTCCAACGGTTCGTATTGCAATCTTCGGATGAATCCCTTTTTCAAGCAGATAAATCAATGCCTGCGATTTAACAAGCATATTGTCCGTATTATTCCGAGTAATCTTGACGTCAATATCGGAGATGGTCAGTTCCTCGGAAATCTGCTGCTTCGTCTTAAGAATGTTCAGCGCAATCCGAAGGAACTCTTTTTCTGCCTTGATAGTAACAGGTTCATCAATCTTTGCTCTCTGCTCGGCGAAATCCCAGCCATTTCTTAAGTACACTGCCTGTCCAGTATCACCGCCGGTATTCTGCTCTCTAGATGGCATCCCTTGAATGATGAGGAAATTCTTGTAGAGGTCGTCCTTTGAGGTCTGCGTCTGCTGCTGATCAAGCTGTGAAGATACCATGCCAACGTCCGCCGGGAATGAAGGATTCACTGTTTTTACTTTCAAAGCCCCAATCTTACACATCCTAAGGAACGTATCTTCATCAATCTCACAGTTTACAAACTTCACAAAAGCCTGTACAAACTGCTCTATCCCATCTACACGGTTTGACTGAATCTGATTAATAGCATCTGTCATTGTGATGGTGATTTCTATATCAGACAGCCTCCGCACATTGTTCGGATATTCCACAAGAAGGATTCGCCCATGCCCGTTCGGTGTATCGCTTACAATCTTCTCACCTTTTATCTCAAATACTCTTTTCGGTGTCGTACACAGCCAATACTCTTCGTCATTCTCATCCCAACACCGGGAAAACGAAGCAAGAGCTTTGTGTCCATGCCTTGAAGAATACACAATGAAGTTGTCCCGTGGGTCAGCACAGTCAATCCCCATTGCCGGTTCATTCTTTTCCAGTTCATCCCGGCGCTTGCTCCACACTTCCCGATAAGCTGTACCGCAAGTGCTCTGCCAGTCTCCAATTTGGATATCGTAGAATGATTTATCAAGCACCCTCATGTAATCATTCAGCTTGTCAATCTCGCCAGATAATCCTTGCTTATCCTTCGTGCTTACATACTGAATAGGTTCGCCGTAGGTCTGGGCGGTCATAAACCGCACAACTTCCAAAGCGTGATTTTCAACCACATCATTCTTGATTTCTGGGCGAACATCCTTTGTCCGATACAGAATCGGTTGATCTCCGGCAACATAGTGATACAGGTAATCAATCTCTCTACGGTTCTGGTTATGAATCGTCATCGCACTTCCCCTTACTGTAAGGACATTTGCCCGATTAACCTCTCTTACATTGCTGTATATCACCTTTCGCCCATAATGCCCGCGACAGACTTTGTGAAAGGCTTTTCTGTTCTCATGCCATAAACTTGCCACCTGCTCACCCACTTTCCGCATCAAAAAAGCCCCATGCGAAATTAATCGCACAAGGCTTCTTGTCTGATTTCTCATTATAATGATACCACACCTAAAATATAAATGTGATAAATCTTTTTAGACCGTGTTTATGATCTGTGATACCCTCGCTTGCGTATAGCCAACACTATCTGCAATCTCCCTTTGCGAAACCCCATCCAGATAAAACATACTGAAAATTTCTTTCTTTTCTCCATCCGGCATCTTAGAAATAAATGCTTCCACTTCAGCAACTTCCTTCAGGACAGCATCCCTTCGCACTACCTTATCTCTTAATCTTGCGCTTATCTCATCTGCCGCTTTTGGCTCTGCCATCTGTACGGTCATATGAGTCTCAATATACGGAAAATTCTTTGATGATCCAGAAACTTTTCCGTTTACGATTGGTACATCTTCCAAACGATTTTCAAGTTTCTCAATAGCTTTTTCAAGAAGGACAAGCTCTCTTTTATTCCGCTTGTACCTTGAAAAGATAGATCTATCCATGCTTACCACCCTACTCTCTTTTTGATTGCGCTCATAATCGCTTTCCCATCAATATCTGTATACATTGATATTTCGTCTTCAAAAAATCGCTCACAATCATTACGCATCTGTGATGCCCATATATCTTTTCTGTTACGTTTCAGCTTTTTCAGCGCAATTTCATAATCTGTAACAGCCTGTTTTACAACTGCCACTGCCAGTCGTTGATAACCACCAATATCATAAGATTCTTCTCTCATAAATGCCTCCTAAAACGGCCTCTCCATCGCTTCACACTGAGCATATAATTCACCTTCAAGTGCCATTGCAAGCTGTGTCAGCCCGTCTGCGGCATCGTCATGCTCATTCTGCCCGATCTGTACAGTCATACACAGCTCGTCCATTGCTTCGCTGTATTCTTCGTCCTGCAAGTTTGGTTCAAGAAAAACGAAATGTTGCTGTATATACCCGGAATAGGCGATAATCTTCGCCATTTTCTCCATGTTTCCCGGCGCTTTCTTATCAGTGCAGCTACACTTATAGCCCATCTCCTGTAATTTCTCATCAACATACTTGCGGTACATATCCCCACCGTTGTTTCCCTCAAACTGGATTTGACGAATCTTCTCTCCCATGATTTTCCCAACAACAAGTGGCAATGTAGCTTCTTTCTTCCCTTTGTTGAATATCCAGGATGGAATATAAACATCCTTGTTCTCATATTCATAGCCAACCGGCATTGACAAGCTGTCACCGCCACCCCATGCCACATCGCAGGCAGAAGCCACTCTGTGATCTCCTTCAGGCAGCACCCCGTTGTAATACCGTAATGAGCCTTCTGGGAATAACAGACCTTCTCTGACAAACGGGTTCTGCATGAATTTCGCCTCCCACTCGTTCTTATCAAGTTTCTTTTTCATGTCTTGATAATATTTTGTGGAGAAGCCCTTTACTGGATAATCAAAGTTAGATTCTCCCTGTTCATTCAGAGCTGGTATCTTTCGGAAACGATAGCGAGGGTCATTCTTAAACTCTTTCTCTACCCGACCAAGCGGGTCCATCACATTCCACCGGGTTCCGACCATCAGCTCTTTAGAACCATCGTTCTTACGGTCAACAAGAATATTGAGGTAATCTTGATAGCGTCCTTCAAGCCGCCGTGGACTTAATGACTCCTTACGGTCCCTCACAAGGTCATCCACATACAGATAACCATCACCGCTTATATCAACAGCACCCGTCCATGTTCCGTCAATACCACGGCACGTTACGGTGGCAAAGCTCTCTACATCGTCATAGAACAGTTCATTCTTTTCAGAAGATTTACTCACAAGGCGTACATCCGGGAAAATCTCATGGAATGTGTATTCCTCATTGTCCGTCAGTTTTATGATGTCGTTATAGAATCTGTCTGCCAGAATGCCACTGTGTCCACTCATAGCGTTGTGACTGGCTGGACGCTTTCCGCAAATCCATGCAAAGAAAAAGATACAGATCGTTGACTTTCCGACTCGTGGTGGCATGGACAATCCATAAAATTCAATCACGCCATCTTCCAAGTCCTGAAGATCATCCACAACTACTTTCAGTGTTTTCGCCCTGGGCTCATAGAATTTCTTCCTAAATGGTCTGTTTTTCTCCATATACAGAAGGAAACTCTCAAACAGGAACGGCGCTTCCCAGTGAAGCACATTCCAGTACAGCTCATTCAGATTATCCGCCGGCGACAGACACACAAGCATGTCCTTCACGTACTTTGTCAGTTTCAAGCAGTACGGAAGTTCCGCATTGTCCTCTTCATATACAGCCCGTGCCATGCCAAAGAGGTCATTGAGCGTTTCGTATTCTGGATTCAGTTTTTGTATCGCATTGATAATTCTTTTGTTCCTACCTGAAATCACTGAAATCTCTCCTTAAACAAAAAAAGAGCCGACAACCTGTAATCTTTTACAGGTTAATCGGCTCTGGCTCGTTAGCTCTGGCTCTATAATTATTTAATACTATGTTTTCGCTCCTGTGCTATTACTTGGCACCCACAATACGGACAGTCAAAAGCGTCATAATGCTTAACCTCTTCTTTTCTGTTAATCGTGGACAGCCCTGTTACCTCTATATCTCTGACCTTATAATGCGATTCAATGTTAGGTGGAAAGCCTCGTCCACATATTTTACACTTAACCATTAACTTTCCTTGTGCTTCCATAGCTTTGAACACTCCCATCTTTAATCATCGGATAATACGCCCGTCTACAATGCTTGCAGTAAATCGGCGTATTTTCCATGTTTGAATTTTTCTCTATTTTCTGTGCTGTTTTGTGCCCGTGGGGGCAGTAATACCAGCCGTTTTTAATTTCTCCCATGCTTACTCACTCGCCTTAAAATTGTATACCGGCTTGATAATCTTTAAGATTTCAACAGTATCTTTGATATTTTCAATAATTTCACCCATTGGCTTATATGCCATAGGACTTTCATCAATCGTAGACTGATTGACTGAGGTTGTGTAAATTCCCCTCATGGATTCCTGATATTCCTCCAGTGGGACATTCTCCTTCGCCTTTGAACGGCTCATAATGCGTCCGGCTCCATGCGGTGCCGAACAGTTCCAGTCCTCGTTTCCTTTTCCAATGCCAATGATACAGCCGTCTCGCATGTTTATCGGGATAAGCAGTTTTTCTCCTGCCTTTGCTGAAATCGCACCTTTGCGGACAATGTTGGTGTCATGGTCGATATAATTATGGATTGTCTGAAATCGTTCCATCGTGCTTCTCGAAAACGTCCATCCCATATAATAAAATATAATATCCTGTATCGCTCTCCTGTTAATTCTTGCGAACTCCTGACAAATTTTCATGTCATGCATATACATTTCTCTATGTTCGCCAGTAAGATAGCAAAGCTCTTTTGGGATATTCAACTTATCCGGCTGCCACTTTCTTTTCAGTTCGGAAAGTCCTTTCTGAATATCTTTCTGTCTCCCAGACGCTTTGTATTCCTCAATCAGCTTTTGGCTTTCCTCTGCCAGTTTATTCAATCCTTGCATATCATCAATAGCCATTTGCTGATAAATCTCTGCTACTTGCTTACCTAAATTCCTGCTGCCGGTGTGAATAACAAGGTACTTTGTGCCGTCTGAATCCTCATCTACTTCGGCAAAATGATTTCCTCCTCCGAGCGTCCCAAGACTGTGTTTTAGCCAGTCCACATTCTTTAACTGGCCTTTGCAATACAAATCATCAAACTGTGCAAACGGAATTTCTTCATCCCTTACTGCCCGTCCTGCCGGTACATGTTCTCTGATAACGGAATCCAATCGTGCAAAATCAATATCAGTTTTACCGATTTCGCAGCACAACATCCCACATCCAATGTCCACGCCGACTATGTTCGGAATCACTTTACCTCCCAAATCAGCAGTAAATCCTATCACACATCCTTTTCCGGCATGTACATCTGGCATGATACGCACTTTGCAGTCCGCAAATGCAGGCTGCTTAATCAGCGTGTAAATCTGACTCAAGGCTTCTGGTTCAATATTATTTGTAAATATTCTCAAATCACTCATTCTTTTCACCTCTCATATTCAGTGCCACCGGCGGCTGACCGCCAATCACTGACAAGAATATCTGCGGACGTTTACCGTCCTGCACATCCTTCAAAATCTGCACCAGTTCTTCATCGGTAAACTCCCAACAGGAGACCACCTCATCTGTGTCGAACTTCTCATTGTGAATATGAAGAGCTGGCAGGTCTGAACAATCAGGATGACGAAATACACTATTATGTTCTGGAAATCTAACAGGATTCATCCTCTATCCTCACTTTCAGGCAATAAAAAACCAACCACCGAATATTTGATGGTTGGTGAACAATTATTCCGGAATAACATTTATATAGGCATCTATTGAATCGTCGTAAT